AATCTGGGGTCTTCCCTCAACAGCCGGTGAAAAGCTTTATTTCGAGGCTCGGTTCCAGATGTCTGATGTCGATCAGATGGATATGTTCATTGGCGTTTGTGAAAATTTTGCAACAAATCCAGAAGCTATTTTCACTGCATCCAATAGAATTGGGTTCCAGATTGATGACGGGGATGCGACTCCTCATTTGATTACAGAATCGGGTGACACTGAGACTGATACGACCTTGTCAGGCACTACGTATGATCTTTCTGACGCGACGGATGTTACGGTTAGTTTTGTAGCGACGAAGGGTACAAGTACCGATGTAGTAGATTTCTATATCAATCGTACCAAAGTTGGTACTCATACTACGAATGTTCCGACAGCCAATATGACGCAAGCAGCAGCAGAAGTTTCTGGTAATGCTACCGGGACAAAGTCAATGAGTATTGACTACATTATGGTCGCACAAGACCGTGGTGTTAGTTACTAACCCAGGGGAGTAACTTAAATGGCTGATGTCTTTGTAGAAAAAGTCATTGAGGATGGTCCTCGTAACTTTGTTAAATCTTTTTCGTACACGCACGTTGACACTGGTCAATCTGCGGTTATGGCAATAGATGTTTCTGGATTATCCACTCTTCAAGATGGAACGGCTTGCACTGGAGTTCGTATTAATAAAGTACATTTTAGTACGTCAAATCTTGAATTAAACATTTTATGGGATGCTAGTACTGATGTATTAGCAATAGTGCTACCAACAGATTATCAAGGTAGTTTTGATTTCTCTTCCTTTGGGGGCCTAGTAAATAGTGCTACAAGTCCTACTGGGGATATCAGATTTACTACTATTGGACATGCCGCTGGTGATGATTACACCGTGGTCCTAGAATGTATTAAGGAGTTCTAAGATGGCTGATGAATCTGGCAGAACGATATCCGATGCCGATAGAAAACGTGCCAAGCGTGCCAAGATGGCTGATGAATCTGGCAGAACGATATCCGATGCCGATAGAAAACGTGCCAAGCGTGCCAAGGATGACTACAAGCCCAGCGAGAAGAGCCAAGAGGACGTAATAAAAAAGCTTCTTGCTCAATTTGGTAGTAAAATTAGGCAGACAGATCGTGTCAAACTCAGAAAGTACATTGGAAAGTCACCAGAGCCGGAATTGAAAAAAGGCGGTGCCGTAAAGCGTAAAAAGGGTGGTACTGTCAAACGGTCCCGTGGTGGAACGGCTAAGAAGAAGTAGCTAGTACCGTGGACGATCTTTCCCGTAAGAATGAGCTTGAGCTTGTCGCCATCAAAGGTGAGCTCAAGCTTCTTTCTCAAAAGATAGATGTTATTAAGACAAATGACATTTATCATGTCCAAAAGTCCCTGGACACTATGAGCAAGCGCTTATGGGCGATAGGATTTCTGATAATAGGACAGTTAGTGGTGGGACTTCGCATGATGGTTTGGGGTTAGGAGATATTTAATGGCAACTTCTGGATCGGTTGATTTCAACCTGGATATGGCCGAAATTACAGAGGAAGCCTTTGAAAGGTGCGGCCTCGAATTACGAACTGGGTATGATGCCAAGACTGCACGAAGATCACTAAATCTTCTTTTTGCAGAGTGGGCGAACCGGGGGTTAAATCTCTGGACGATTGAGCAAGTCACACAGACTTTAGCTCAGTTATCGACTTCCTCTTCCATAGCAACCTATCCTATTGGTGTTATTACCATGACGGTTGGGTCTTCAACCAGCTTCTCTGTTGGGGAAACGATAACAGGTGGTACTAGTGCAGTAACCGCTTCTATTATCACACTCCCTTCTTCCACTACCATGACCTTAACGGTTCCGAGCGGTGATTTTACGGCTGCGGAAACCATTACTGGATCCTCGAGTGCGGCTACTACTACTGTTACCGCTAATCCGGGATTGACAGATGTCCAAGCAACCGTGGACGTACTAGAAGCTGTAATTCGTAGAGATAGCCAGGATTTGTCCATAAACCGTATTGGACGATCTAATTATTTGGATATCCCTACGAAAACTACTCAGGCGCGGCCCACGCAGTTCTATGTAAATCGTCAAATCACGCCTACTGTAACGCTCTGGCCAAGTCCTGAAAATTCGACGGACCAACTTATTTATTATCGTGTTAAACGAATTGAGGATGCGGATGCGTCCACTGATACTGCCCAGATTCCTTTTCGCTTTTTACCTTGTTTGGTAGCTGGATTATCTTATCACATAGCTTTAAAACGATCTCCTCAACGAGTAGAAGGGTTGAAGCTTATTTATGAAGAAGAATTTCAAAGGGCAGCGAATCAGGATATAGATCATGGGGTTCCTTTACGTCTTGTCCCCACGGCTAGATCTTTAAGGATATAATATGTCTCGATACGCAAGTGAAAAATATGCGATGGGCATCTCAGATATGTCTGGTAGGGCCTATCGGCTTAGAGATATGGCCATTGAATGGAATGGGTTTTTGGTAGGAAAGGACGAATTTGAGGCGAAGCAGCCTCAACTTACGCCGGCGAAGGTTCTCCCAGACGCTCAAGCCTTACGCATAAGTCGCCCAGACAGGGTGGAACCGCCAGTAGAAGTTCTTCTTCAGTTTAATCCGTTCAGATCAGGGGATTCTGGATCGACAACTATCAATGTATACCAACCAGGACACGGTAGAAGCACGGGGGATACAGTCCGATTTCGTAGTGCAGAGGCCTTTGATGGCTTCACTGCCAGTATGATTGAAACTGCTGCCGGGTTTTCTATTACGAAAGTCGATGATGCTAATTATACCTTTACCGCCAGTAGCGGGACTGCCACAAGTGGATCTGTCCGAGGTGGGGGTGGTTTTGCTTCCGCTGGCCCTGTAACAGTGAGTCCATAGTATGGCTTATACATTTGCAACACTTAAAACCGCAATCCAGGATTATACCGATAATACTGAGACTACTTTTGTTAATAATCTCACAAGATTTATTTTGAATGCAGAAGAACGCATCTTAAAAGAGGTACAATTAGACGTTTTTAGGCAAAATTCTCAAGGAACTACGACTGCTTCGCAAAAGTTTTTGTCAAAACCCAGTGACTTTTTAGCACCTTTTTCTTTGAGTGTGATTAGTGATTCTAAAAATGAGTTTCTTTTATACAAACATGTAACTTTTTTACAGGATTACACCCCGAATCCTGGCACAACGGGGGTTCCTTTGTATTATGGGGATTGGAACGACACTACTTTTTTATTAGCGCCTACTCCAAATGATGCTTTGACTATGGAGTTGCATTATTTCTTCCGTCCTACTTCTATTACAGAGACTTCAGATGGAACCAGTTGGCTTGGTGACAACGCAGAGTTGGCTCTTTTGTACGGTAGCTTAGTTGAGGCATACACGTTCATGAAGGGGGAGCAGGATTTGTTAACGCTTTATAACAGTCGCTATATGGAATCTCTCCAAGGTCTTAAAAATCTAGGAGAAGCGCAGCAGACTCAAGAAGAATATAGATTTGACCGCGTAAGGAGGGAACTCGCCTGATGCTTCAAGCGACCGGTCAAGGAGATTTGGGGACGGTTAAAGTATTTACCTCAAATAATGGTGGTCATAGCCCGGAAACAATGGCTGATATGGCTATGAACAAGATTATGGTTATCAACGAAAAGGCCCCCCCTCCTATACGGGATCAGGCGGTCGCGTATAGAAATAAGGTTAGGGATGTAATACTCTACTACCTAAAGCAAATGGCGCAAAGTGAACGAACCACTATTTGGGCTTTACTTCAGAAGCAAGGGCATGAAGACATGGCCGAGATGATAAGGAGATTGTGAAATGGCTATTAATCAGGCCATGTGCGGTACTTACAAGAAAGAGATTACGGTGGGTATCCATTTTTGGCTGGATCACACTAGGACAGGGTCTTCTGGTATTTCGGCGGACACCTTTAAAATTGCAATGTTTACTTCAAGTAGAACCGATGCCAATGAGGATCTAACTGGTTATACGGCGACGAATGAAGTAAGCGGGACTGCTTATTCAGCAGGAGGAGCTGCCCTTGGTAGTGTTACCTTGGGACTTGCAGATAACAGTTCTTCTGTTCCAACGGCTTTTCTGGATTTTGCAGATACTACCTGGAGTACTTCCACGATTACAGGCGCAAGGTGCGCGGTAATATATAATTCCACCCTGAATACAGCGGGAACGGGCGCGTCTGTAAATCATGCGGCCTACCCTAGTGTTTGTGTTTTAGATTTTGGTGGGGATAAATCATCGAGTGCAGGGGATTTTACGATCCAGTATCCTGCGAATGACGCCAACAACGCGATTATTCGCATAGCATAAGAGTAACGAAGTGGCCCTGTTATACGGTTGGAGCCGAGAAACTTGGAGTAGTGGCCCTTGGAGCCAACCAGCCCCACTAGTGGTTACTGGGGTTCAAGCTGCGGGAGCTTTAGGTTCTGTTTCAATTGTTGTTGATACAACTGAGGAAGTTACAGGGCTTGAGATCGCC